CCCTGCCGTTCTCCGTCGCAAAGGCGAAGCTGATCGCGCTCCCCTTGAGCAAGGGGATCATGCCGGAATCGTCCTTCACGCTCAAAATCTGTGAACCGTCCTGCGTGCGGCATTCGAGCGTGATTTCTGATCCGATGCCGTCGCCGCTTACCGGGTGATTATACACATCGCCATCGGCACAGCGCATGGAGACATCCACATAATATCTGCAAAGCTGATGGCAGGAAATTCCGAAGACCGAGCCGGAGTGGTTCTGCGTATAGGCTCGAACTGTGCCGTTTTGCAGCGTTTCCGTTCGCCATTGGCCGAAGCTTTGCGCCTGATCAGAGTCCGGCGATCCTGCGGCGGCCGCCATGGCGATGAGTGCGATCATCCGGAACATGCTGGCTCCCCATTCGAATATGTCGGCGGCCAGCCTTGCACCCCGGTGCCGGTACCGATCATTTAACTATATCGATCATGCGGGCATCTTGCCAACCGCTCGCGGCCGTCCCGATTCCAGACGTGCGGTCTTGCGTGCAAAACCGGCCCCCGCTCGCTCGACTTGCGAATATTTGTCGCATCTCAGGGCGCAACCATGCGACTTGCCTGGGAAGTGCCTTCCCCGGCGTGCGCCTGCTTCCATTGCGTTTGGACCGACGCGATTGCATCCCGCGCTCCCGCCAGCGAGAAGCGCAAAACGTGGATCGGCTCGCCTGCCGTAGGTAAGGCGAACGCGATATTGCCGCCCACCAGTAGTCTCTCTATATCAGTATCGCTCAGGTCAAACATGCCGTACGCACCGGAGTGGAGGCAAGTCAGTCCAACTGCGGAAGCATCCGCCTCACTGTTGACGAGGGCGGGTATCTCAGCGCCTTCCCTACAGGCGAGAGCCATCGAGATCATATATTTGCACGTGTCGGTGCAAACCAATCCGAATTCCTCGCCGGCAGTATTGCGTATATAAGCTTCCAAGGGACGCGACGGCTTTGAAGAGACCAGCCAGTGCGCCACTTCATCCGGCGGGGACGCCGAAGGCGCTGCGGCCGCCATTGCTAAGATTGCTATGATTCGAAACATCGCTTGCTCCCTTTGCAGCTTTGCCGTGGGGCGACTTTATTGTTCAACCCGATGCCAAGAATGCAGCTACGGTCCATCAGCCACCCGCGGCTCCAACTGCTTTCACTTGGTCCAAGAGGTGGCATTAGGGCGTTGCAGGCTTTACCGCGTCGCCGACGCTCGCGATTGCTTCCAACGGTCGATGGCCCAGCCGACCGCCTGTCTCGCGCCGTCGAGCGAAAATTTCATGATTCGGAATCGGCTGTCCTCGATCGGGAGCGCGAACGTGATCTGGTCCCCCGCGAGCATCTCGTTGGGGTCCAGTCTAGACTTGAACGCGAACTGCGGACGGCCCGCAAGGCTGAGACATAGCGCATTTATCACGGTCGCCCCCGCCGAGTTTCTCAAGAGCACCACGTATCTGCGATCCTCGACGCAATCCTTGTGAGGATTCACGAAATATACGCATAGATCGTCCTGGCACCCGATTCCAAATTCCGAGCCGGTGTCGTTAACCGTCACGGCATATTCCAGGCCGGGCCGCTCATAGGCACGCCATTCTCCGAAGCGCTGCGCGATTGGAGGCTGCGGCATCGCCACCGCCGCCATGAGGGCGATCATCTCCAGCATGCCCGTCTCCATTCGGCCGCGATCACTCCGTACCGGGCGTGAGGGGTCGCTTGCGGCCGTTCGACTTGCGAATATTCCGCGTTACAGAATTTCATCTCGGGCCTCGCCACTGGTGGTTTGGTTCACATCCTTCCGGTTGCCCGCCGCAGGGCCGGGGCCGGGATAGCCTCTGATAGTCGGCGGCGCGAGAATCATCGGCGGCGGGGTGACCACATCGATCCGTGGTGGTCGCTGCGCCCACCGCTGGCGAACCGAGGCGAGCGCCTCCTTTGCACCGGTCAGTGAGAAGATCGAAACCTGGGAACGACCGCCGCCCGCTGGCAGCGAGACCGCGATATTGGCGCCGGCCATCAGCGCGTTGACGCCAGGATCTTTGATGAGGAGATATTGCGAATGACCATCCGAGGTGCAGGCAGCCTCGGTCTTGCGCGTTCCCGCCTGGCTGCTCAAAACCAGATCATATTTCCGGCCGGTCACGCACGGGTTACGAAAACGTACATAATAGACGCAGATTTCGCCGCAATTGAGGCCGAATAAAGCGCCGGAATCGGTTGCCGTCTGAGCGGACCACAGGCCCGGATCTGTAAAGCTTTCCCACTGACCAAAGGTCTGCTTCTGGGACGCCGCCGCCGACGCGGCGGCCGGTAATGCCGCGAAAACAGCCATGATCATGAGCGCGATCATTCGAAACATTCATAGCCCCCGTTGCTGTCGTTCATCTCGTGGGGCGACCCTATCGCCAGCGCGCCAGCGATTGTCGGTCATAGCCATGATTGGGCTGTCTTGCCAAGAGGTTGCGGCCGTCCCGATTTAGGGCAGCGCCAAGCGATCGGAACGGGGAGGCGGTTTGGCTTTGCAGAGAATTTTCGGTAGCTTCGTTCCGGCGGTTCGCCGGACGGGATGCTTAGCGCGTGGGATCGAGCTGGGCGGTCTCGCTCAGCCTGAGCGGCGCTTCGTCGGCGAGCTGGATGGGCGCGCGCTGGTGAAGGTCCTGCGCCGGGCTCAGCAGCGCCTCGGACGCGCCGGGGCGGCCGCCCGCATGGTCGGTCACGAATAACGCCACATTGGCGGCAAGCACCGCCAAGGTACACGCAACGATCTTCTTCATCTCTTGCCCCCGTTGCCCGGCTTTCCCCTCCGGGCGACCCGACCGCCATAGCCGCGAATTGGGGAGAGAGGATGTGCAAATTCCGTTTAAGTTGACGATATGATCATCATTGTGCCGGATTGGGCCAGTTCATCGCGTCCGAACATGAAGCTGTGAAGCCGGCGGAGCGGCAAGTTGGTGTGCTAATAGCGGATCGGCGCTGACCGCGGTCGCTGCGAACTTCGAACAATGGCCGCCTGCGGTGGCGCAGCGAGCTTGGGCATGTTCTGTTTACCTTTGAACAATTGGCTTCGAGCGAAAGTTCTAGCCTGCCGGGATCATGGTCGTGGAATTGAAGTTTCGTTCCTTTCCCATTGTCATCCCTGCAAAGGCAGGGATCCATGTCTCTCAATATTTTCGATGACATCGCATGATGAAAGAGACATGGGCCCCTGCCTTCGCAGGGCGACGAGCCTAAAGGCTGCCCGCATTTATTTTGCATGGCCATACTTGCGGCGCAGGAATGCCAATCATAGGGTGAGCTTCGGAAGCGGTATTCGGTCGAGCGCCTAGCCCCGATTTCCGTGTCCCTGCTCGCGATGCCCCGAAGCGGATGAGGGGCGCTTTCGCTCAGCTCCCGGCGGATGGGAGTTCGCTTTCAGCCAAGCGCAGCGGCTGGATCGAACCTTTCCATCCACAGGAGCGCCATTCATGGCATATACCGAATATCAATCGGGCCATCCGCTCAGCCCGACCATCTGGGAGCGCGAGCTCGCCGCCGAGGCGATTCAGCAGACCTATGTCTGGTCCTTCATGGGCAAGGGCGCCAACGCCCTGCTCGTCAACAAGACCGACTTTTCCACCAAGGCCGGCGACAAGCTCGTCATGGGGCTGCGCCCGCAGCTCACCGGCCGCGGCACCACCGGCGACGATACGCTGCATGGCAATGAGGAAGCGCTGGTCACCTACAGCGACCAGTTCGTCATCAACCAGCTTCGCCACGCGGTCATCTCCAAGGGCCGCATGTCCGAACAGCGCGTCGCCTTCAACATGCGCAACGAGGCCAAGGAAGGCCTTGCCGACTGGTTCGCGACCCGCTTCGACACCTGGTTCTTCAACCAGATCGGCGGCGCCACCTACCAGACCGACACCGCCTATACCGGCTTCAACGCGGTCGTGCCGGTCGATGCCAATCACCTCATGCGGCCCAACAGCAAGACCGCCGATGAATCGCTGACCACCGGCGACGAGCTCACGCTGGTCCAGATCGATCGGCTGGCGGCGCGGCTGCGGCAGGGGACGTTCGTCTCGACCGGGCTGATGCCGATCCGCCCGCTCAAGATCCGCGGCGGCAATTATTATGTGCTGTTCGCGCATCCCAACCAGGTGCAGAGCCTGCGCTCGCAGACCTCGACCGGCCAGTGGGCGGATCTGCAGCGCGCCCATATCCAGGGCGGGCTCAGCGACGTGCCGCTGATCACCGGCGGCGATTTCGTCGGCATCTACAACGGCATCGTCATCCACCAGTCCGAAAAAGTGCCTTACGGCGTCAACTCGACGACCGGCGCGGCGGTCACCAATGTGCGGCGCGCGATCCTGTGCGGCGCGCAGGCGGCGATGGTCGGCACCGGCGGCGACACGCCCAATGACGACAAGAAGTTCAAATGGGTCGAGGAACGCTTCGACTATGAGAACCAGCTTGGCGTCTCGGCCTGGACGATCGCCGGCCTGAAGGCATCCCAATTCAACAATGCGCGGTTCGGGACGATCATCCTCCCGGCTTACGCGCCGCTGGTCTGAGGAGGACAAGATGGCGGTAGCACGTCAATTCGAGCTTCAGGCGATCCATTATCTGCGCGCGGATATCGCCTACAACACCCCCAATATCACCAACGGCATCGAGATCGGCGCCGTCCCGGCGGGCGCCAAGATCGAGCAGATCAAGGTCTTCGTCGACGAGGCGTTCAACGCCGGCACGACCAACGTGCTGGTGGCGGGCACGACCGCAGCAGGAACCAATCTGGTTGCCGCGTCGGACGTGACCGAAGGCACGATCGGGGTCTATACCCCGGCCGACGCCGCCAATCAGGGACGCGGGCTGGTGTTCGCTTCGGACACGACGCTCTACGTCTCCTACACCCAGACGGGTACGGCGGCGACCACGGGCAAGGCGGTCGTCACCGTCTCCTACGTGCCCAAGGCCTGATCCCATGGCCCGGATGATCTTCGTCAAAAGCTCGCCCGCGGCGGCCTATGAGTGCGCCGAGATCGAAGGTGGCGAGACGATGAAGCCGCGCGAAAAGGCCGCGATGCTCGACGATTTCGTCGCCGAGCATGGCCTGATCCCGGTCGAATCCACCTTCGACGGAGACGTGCCGAGCCACCGCTACGGCCGCTATCTTTCCGATGAGGAAGCGGCCGTAGCGGACGGGGCGAAGCGGCGCGGGCGCAAGCCCGCATCGCCCGCCGATGATGCAAGCGGGGAGACCGCATAATGAGCTTCGGGGCCATCAAGGCGCGCATCATGAACGAGCTGATGCGCCCCGATCTCACCTCCGAGATCGCGCTCGCCATCAGCGACGCGATCAGGGAGGCCTCAAAGGAACGTTTCTGGTTCAATGAGTTGCGCGGGCTCAGCTTCAGCACGGTCGCGGGCCAGGACTTTTACGACGTCCACGACCTGGCCGATATCCCGCTGATCGGGCGGATCGACAGCCTCTACATCGTCACGCCGCAGGGCCAGCGCTGGAACCTCGATTACGTCAACCATGCGACCTTCGATCGCTGGCATGACGGCGATCAGATCTTCACGCCGACGCCCACCCCGACACCGACGCCAACCCCCACGCCGACCCCGACCCCGAGCGCGCCGACCATCACCACCGATCAGAACCAGAGCGTGCCCGAAAATGCGCGCCTCGCGGTCGCGCTCACCGCCGACGAGTTGGTGAGCTGGCTGATCGCGGGCGGGCCGGATGCGGCGCAGTTCGAGATCGTCGGTTCGGTGCTGCGCTGGGCGGGCAATGGCGAAAAGGATTTCGAGGCGCCGACCGACGCCAATCACGACAATGTCTACACCGTGCTGGTGAGCGCGGTCGATCCCGGCGGCCAGGCCTCGATCAAGGCGCTCAACATCGCCGTCACCGACGTCGCCGATACCATTCCGCACAGCTACGCCGATTACGCGGCCATCCTGGAGGATGCATGATGCTGAAAGGCCAGCCCGCTTATTATTCGCGCTACGCCAACGCAATCCAGCTCTACATGGCGCCGGACCAAGTTTACTCCGTCATCATCAACGGCACCACGCGCTTCGCGCCGCTCGTCAACGATAGCGACAGCAATCCCTATCTGGAGGAAGGCGAGCAACTCATCCGCGCGCTCGCCAAGGCCTATCTGCTCGAGGATGTGATCCGTGATCCCGAAAGCGCCGACCGGCAATGGGCGCTCGCCAAAAAGATCAAGAGCGACCTCATCCGCGAAAGCGCCGGCCGATCCTCGACCAACCGGCTGAGGACGCATCTGTGACGCCGATCCCGATCCCGTTCGGGGCGTGGAAGCCCGATCAGGCGACCTTCCAGTCGGATGCGCTCGCCGATGCGCTCAACGTCGTGCCGGTTCCCGGCGGCTATGGCCCGGCCTATGATTTCAACCTGATCGACGGGGTTTCGCTGACGCCGCCGATCACCGGCGCGACCGTGTTCGCCGACACCTCCGACGCCAGCTTCATCTATGCCGGCGCGGGCGACGATATCTGGGTGAGCAACAATGGCGCGCCCTTCGCCTCGCACTATCACAGCGCCGCGCCGCTAAGCGCGCTCAACAACTGGCAGTTCGCGCGCTTCGTCGGCAAGGCAATCGCGGTCCAGTTGGGCGCGCCCACGGTCGCGGGCGATATCGGCCAAGCGATGACCGCGCTTGCCGGATCGCCGCCGCGCGCCAAGACGATCGGCACGGTCGGCGATTTCCTCGTGCTCGGCGATCTCGACGACGGCATTGACGGCCACAGGCCGAATCGGGTGCGCTGGTCCGGCTTCCGCGATCCCACCATTTGGGGCACCAATGTCGGCGCGCAATCCGATTTCAACGACATGCCCGATGAGGGCGGCGCGGTGCAGGGGATCGTCGGCCGCGAATTCGGATCGGTATTCCAAAGATATGCGATCAGCCGCATGACCTATGTCGGGCCGGACACGGTGTTCCGGTTCGATGTGGTCGAGAAGAAGCGCGGCGCGATCTCGGCCGGATCGATCATCGATTGCGGGCTGATCTCGGCCTATATTGCCGATGACGGCTTCATGCTGTGGGACGGCACCACTTCGACGCCGATCGGCGCGGGCGCGGTCAACGAATATTTCCGCAAGCATCTCGCCCCCGGCACCGAGGATTATATCGTCGGCGCGTTCGATCCGCTCAGCGCCACCATCTCCTGGGCCTATCGCACCGACGGTTCGGGGCTGCTGAACGAGCGGCTGAGCTATAGCCTCACCGAGAACCGCTGGACGCGATCCAACCTCGCCATGCGCTGGCTGATGAGCGGCTTCGATATTGGCTACACGCTCGAAAGCCTCGATCAGTTCGGATCGCTCGACAGCCTCAATTTCAGCCTCGACGATCCCAAGCTGCAGGGCAAGCGGTTCCGCGCGACCGGCTTCGATGCGGCGGGACGCTACGGCCCGCTCAATGGCGATGCGATGGCGGCGATCTTCGATACCGGGGATTTCGAAGCCGCGCCCGGCCGCCGCGCGTTCGTCAATGCGGTGCGGCCGATCATCGACGCGCCGATGGTTTCCTGCGCGATCGGTGCGCGCGCGCAATCGATGGCTGATCCGATTTCCTTCACCGCCTTTGCCGACAAGGCGATCGACGGCAGCTGCCCGCTGCGCGCGAGCGGCCGCTACATGCGCTGCCGCACCATCATCGGCGCGCGCCAGAGCTGGAGCCGCGCGACCGGCATCGAAGTGCCGGTGCTGCTGGAGGGCGCGCGATGACGCCCGCGCGCTACAGCTTCCTCACCGCCGCCGCCGCTTTGCTCGGCTGGGCGCGCCGGCTGATCGACAATCTCAACACTCGTGACGCCGAGATCGAGAAGCGGCTCAAGGCCGCCGAGGATCGGCTGACGGCAGCCGAAAATCGCCTCACGGCGGGGGGCCTCTGATGCTGTTCGGGGGAATCAACACGCCGATGACGCCGATCCTGGAGGCCGAGCTGCGCGAGGCGATCGCGCCCTCGATCGATCGCGACGCCTTCGAATCGCTCGACGAGGTGATGGGCGAGATCGCGCGCGGCGAGGCGATCGCCTGGATCGCGACCGAGGGCCACAAGATCCGCGCCGCCTGCGTCACCCAGATCATTCCGGGCGAACATGGCTCGCAATGCTTCATCCGCCATTGCGCCGGGCTCGGGCGCGAAGAGTGGCTGCATTATCTGCGGCTGATCGAGCTGTGGGCCAGGGGCTGCGGCTGCGCCTCCATCGAACTGATCGGGCGCAAGGGCTGGGTCCGCGCGCTGCAACCCCAAGGCTATGAAGAGCGCGCTGTCGTGCTCCGGAAGGTGCTCTGATGGGATCCAAGAAAACCACGACGACGACGCATTCGCAGGGCAGCCTACCCGACTGGCTGACCACGCCCTATCAGCAGGCGACCAAGGCCGCGACCAATCTCTACGATACCCAGCCGGGGATCGGAGCGGGCACGCAGGCCTCGCTCGATCAGATCGTCGCCAATGCCAATGCCGGGCGGACGGTGACCAATGGCGCGCTCAACACGCTCAACAATTTTGCGGCGGGTAATTTCGGGCAATCCGCGCTGACCGGCGCGGCCAATGGCAATTACCTGACTTCGAACCCCTGGGCCAATGGCGGCCAGCCGATCACGACATCGAGCGCGCTCAACGGCTTCGCCGCCAACGGCATGCCGACCAGCGTTTCAAGCGCGCTCAACGGCTTTGCCGGCAATGGTGGGCTCGATACCGGCTATATCGATCAGAGCCTGCTCAACCAGTCCGCCAACGGCAATTTCCTGACGCCGGACAGCAACCCGTTCATCAAATCGATCGCCAACCAGGCGGCCGATGCGGCGCAGGCGCGGATCAATGCGCAGTTCGGCTCGGCAGGGCGATCGAACGGATCGGGGCTTTACGCGCAGCTGTTCGGCCAGGGCGTCACGAACGCCACCGATCAGGTCTACGCGCAGAATTACGAGAATGAGCGCCAGCGCCAGATCGCCGCGCAGAACACTTTGCTCAACAGCCAGCAGTCGGCGCGCGAGGCCGCACTCGCCCGCCAGTTTGGTGCGCAGGGCGATATCTTCAATGCCGAAAACAGCTCGGCCGAAAATGCTGCCCAGCGTCAATATGGCGCGGACTCCGCCATCTTCGGCGCACAGAATAGCGCCGCAGAGAACGCCGCCGCGCGCGCGTCGACGGCCTATGAGGCGGAACGCCAGCGTCAGCAACTTGCGGCCAGCGGGCTGATCGATAGCCAGCTTCAGGCTTCGGGGCAGATTCCCGGCCTGCTCCAATCGATCATGAACGGCGACATCCAGGCGTTCACCTCGAACCAATATCAGGACAATGCGCCGTACAATAATCTTCAGAAATATGTCGGGCTGCTGTCGCAACTCTCCGCGCCCTATCCGATACAAGACACCACGCAGACCACCAAAACCAGCCCGAGCCTTTTGGACAACATCGGGCAGGCCGTTCAGATCGGTTCGTCGATCGCCAGCGCAGT